GGTGCCGACCAGTCTACGGTTGATAAGCATATCAAGGTTACACGCGATATGGTCAATCAGATTGGACGGCTCATTGGAATCGGGAGATAAGATTGGGACGCCCGAAATTGGGCGTCCCTTTCATATAGCAAGGAAGGGAAGACAATGTTCAAAAGCTATGAATTTACCTATGCTGGTATGCCCGCTTCCATGTTTGGTATGTACATTGCGGATATGTCCAGCAATAAACATAGCGCCAATAGTTTTGGCAATAAAGCAAATCTGGTGGAGACGCGGCTGGCAAATCGTGTTGCGCCGATCCACTATGGTGTGCGATATAACGATAGTCCGTTGAGCTTTACGTTGATTTTCGGAGCAGATCATAAGTTGGATCGCTATGAAATGCAGGCGGTTTCAAAATGGCTGACAGGGTATCAGGAGTACCAATGGCTCAGTATTGATCAGCCGGATATGGAGCATATTCAATTCCGGTGTCTCGTTCAGGAACTGACGCCTATTCATCTCAGCTGGGTGCCTATGGCGTTTGAAGCTAAAATCATCTGCGACTGCCCATATGGATATAGTTATCCATTTGCGAAGACCTATCAAATCAGCGGGGGAACAGCGGTGCGGTTTTACAACGACAGTACCTGCATGGAAAAGTTGCGCCCAGAAATGTTGGTCACTCTTGCTGCCGGCTGTACCAGTTTTGCAGTAAAGAACAAGACGACCGGAGCAGAAATGCGGTTTGATAATTTGCCGGGAAGCAGTTTGTCTATCCGTGTTGACAATGAGAACCAGGTAGTTACCGAGGAAGTTTCTGGCTACGATCTTTATGAACACTTCAATTTTGTGTTTTTGGAGTTGGAACCCGGAGACAATGAATTGGTATTCACTGGAACTGGGAGCGTAACGATCAGCGGTCGATACCTTTATAACGTCGGAGCATAAGAAAGGAGGCCAGAGGTGTATCTGGATTATTCTAAATTGGAAGCCAGCCAGATTAAGCAGCCCGCTTTGCGGTTGCAGACTCTGGCCGGTAAAGAGCTTGGGGTTATCCCTTGGGTCAGCAACCTTAATTTTGAATTGAACTATGCGGATGTAAGCCGCGTTGAGTTCGATGTTCCTCGGCATTCCGATGGGAAAATCAATCCGGTTTATCATTTGCTGACCAGCTACAAAATGCTGTTTACCGAACAGCTTGGTATCTACATTCTTCAGAGACCGGCTACATCAGGTGACGGTGTATCTGAGGTAAAGCATATTACCGGATACTCTATTGAGCAGCTTTTTGAGAAAAAGAAACTCTATTTGGAAGAAGGAACGTATAACTTCTGGAATCCTGTTCAGCCGGAGGATACTATTCTGGGCCGTATTCTGGAATTGGATACGACATGGAGTATTGGGTATGTTGACCCCAAGCTGATTGGATGTTATCGCACCTTTGACGAGTACGATAGCGACGCCTTGAGTTTTTGCTATGGCAGTGCTATGGAGAAGTATAACTGCACGATTGTGTTTGACGTGTACGCCAGGACAATTAGTGCTTACGACGCGGGCAAAAGCCGTGGAACCGTACCTATCTATCTGAGTTATCAGAATTTGGTGGACGCGGTTGATCTGGAAGAGCTTACCGATGATATGGTGACAAAGCTCCATCTGTACGGATCGGACGACCTGAGTATTCGGGATGTAAACCCGATCGGCACAGACTACATGGTAAACCTGTCATACTTCATTTCCAACGGCGATTTTGATGTGATCGCCGAGGGCAGCACAGTTACTTTGGCCGAGCGTGTCAAGAGCTGGAATGCTGCAATTAAAAGCAACCAAACTCACTACACCAATCTGGTAGCAGCACGGGCATCCAGAACCGCCCAAAGGCTGGCGGAGGAAGCGACACTCGCTTCGCTGAAAGGCGATTTGGAAGTCCTGACTACGCAACAAAGCGTAATTATCCAGGCAATGGCTCTGGAATCCACTGCCGCTGGAAAGACAAGTCAACAGCAACAGCTGACAGAGATCAATGAGAAAATCTCTGCAAAGAACTCTGAGATTGAGGCGCAAGAAACAGTGATTGCGAATTTGCAGGCAGAGATTGATCGGTATACCACTGATATTCAGGGTGTTGTAGAGCAGCTGTCTATTTCCAAGTATTTCACAAAAGCCGAACAAAAAATCCTCAACCACTATTTGATTGAGGGCGAAGCGGCAGAAGAAACTTTCGTTGCGACCGATGTAGATACATCGGCTTCTGGTGCCATCTCCACATTGCAGGGGGAGGTTACATTGACCGGGGCTGATATTGCACAGGCAAGTCTTAACGGTAAAAGTATGTATGCTATTGCGGGCGGCGTTTTGAAAATTGCCAGCGCAAAGCTGACGGCAGACATTGTGCGTGGTACTTTGGAGGTTAACCCAAGTACAAACGAATATGTACTGACGGTGTACATGGGATCTACGACGTTTGATGAGCATAGCTTCCCGAGCGGACTTGTTACTGCATCCGGCATACTTTCTCAGTTCAGCAGTGATATTTCTCCTGTTTCTCAGGATGGGGTAACGGAGAACAAAGGCACCCAGATTTCTTTTGAGGCGGGCACATCCAAGCTGTTTTTCACAGTAAATGTGAACGAGTATCAAAAATATTCTGTGGCGCAAGAGCTGTACGCATTTGGCGAAGAGCTTTTGGATGAATGGGCATGGCCTGTTTACGAGTTTTCCATTGATACGGCTAATTTCTTGTTCCAGAAAGAATTTGAGCCGTTTAAGAATAAATTGGAGTTCGGCAAGAGCATTTATCTGAACGTCGGTGATGGTGGTGTGATCGAGCCGAAGCTGATCGGGGTAGCTCTGGACTTTGAGAACCCCGAGAAGTTGACATTGACCTTTTCTAATCGTTTCCAAAAACGTGACGTAGTTGCGAATTGGCTGAGTGAGGTCAATAAGGTCAGTGCGTCCAGCCGCAGTTTTGATACCAGCAAATATCTCTACAACAGAACTGCGAATAAGACTACTCAGGTTTCGCAGTTTATGGAGAACGCCTTGAATGCGGCAGTAAACACCATTATTGGCGCAAGTAATCAGAGCGTTGTGATCAATGGTGCGGGTATCCAAGTGGGCGGTGACAGTAAGTATCAACTGCGTATCGTGGACAACATGATTGCCATGACTGATGATGGTTGGAAGACTGCTAAACTGGGTATCGGTCGGTTTTACTCCGATGCGAAAACAGGTCTCAAAGATGATAAGGGTAACGATATCCTGATTGGAGAGACATGGGGTATCAATACAGAACTGCTTGCGGGTAGTCTCATTATTGGTAACAACCTCGTCTTGGAGAACGCCAACGATAACGGCGTAATGCAATTCAAGGTGGACGCCACCGGAGCGTGGTTGTATAACGCCTCGTACATTATGCAGCATGACGACGGTGGCCTGATGATCTTCGATCCGAAGTATGGTATCGTGGCCGGCAATAAGCTCCTGTTCAATACTAACGGTACAACCGTGACCCCGGAGTTTATTGACGATTGGGGCGATATCAAGTTCGATGCGGACGGTATGCCTGAGAACGCAAACTTCTATCTGGATCTTCGAGACGGCAGCGCTTATTTCAGAGGAAGAATCAAGGCCGACTCCGGTTCGATTGGCGGGTGGGAACTGGCCGAGAATGAGCTTCATTGTGGATCAAACTCTACTTTTGTTGCCCTCAACTCTTCCAAGGATACCAATTCGCTGTATGCGATTTGGGCGGGTGCTACAAAACCTGAGAATGCAAAATTCTGGGTAAAGCGAGACGGCACACTGCACGCAAGAGATGGCGAGTTTAGCGGTACGCTCTCTGCCTCAAGACTGAGCGGAAATCTGACCGCCGATCCACAATCTGGTGGATGGCTGAAAGGCTGCGGTATTGATGTAAACAACGGTGCGTTCTATGTCGATCCGTCCGGCAATGTCACTATGAAGGGCAGCATCAATATGGCGGACGGCAGCATTACTTGGGGCAGCGGCAACAGCCCGTGCTTGGTGTTGTATTGCAGTATTGCCGCCTCACCTCCTACCGGGTCATACAACTCGTATCCGTCCAGGGGAAGTACCAGTTGGCACAAGTCTATCAATGACGGAGATCTCTATGCTTCTTATACCTACGATGGCGGAGTGACCTGGACTTCGGCGATTAAGATTCGCGGTGAAGACGGCCAGAATGGTAAAGACGGCCAGGATGGTATGGACGGAAGCGATGCGACCGTCAATGAGCGAAACGTTTTTAATGTTTTAACAAATGGCGGTACAAAGTTTGGCGTTTTTAGTGATTCTTCGACGCGCAAGCTGTATATCAATGCAAACTATATTCGTGCAGGTCAGATTGACGCCGATTTGATCACTCTTGGCAGTGATTATGGTGGATTCTGTTGCGCGAGGGGCAGCGACGGCGTGAGTTTTACTTACGGCGCTAAAATGTACGGAAGTGATGATGAATACTACTTTATTGCGACCAACAAAGGTGTGCGTATGCAGGCACCGGATCATGGTTTTACCATTACAAACAATGGTTTGTTTGCTGATGAAGAGATCTCGGTCGGATCTGATAGGAGATTGAAGCAAGCAATCGAGTACAGAATGGACAAGTACGAGAATTTCTTTATGAAGCTGAAACCTACTCAGTATCAGCTAAAAGCTGGAAAGTCTAAGAGACTTCATACTGGATTTATCGCGTAGGACGTTGAGCGTGCATTGTTGGAAAGTGGTTTGACGACGAATG